ACTTACAGAACTAGAAGAAATGATGCCGTGGGAGAGAGAGGTTTATTTAGTTATGTTAAACGAGCATCTTGAAGAGAAAGCTCGTGAACAACAAGAAAGAGCAAGGTAATGGCAGAAGTAACACTATCGACCATCAATAATACTCTAACAAGAGTCGATGATAACACTGAAAGTACCAGTAGAGGTATTGGTTCATTTATCGACTATCTTAAACAAAAAGAAGATAGAAGTTTAGAAAGATTAAGAGAAGAAAAAGCACAGGCTCAAAAGTCAGTAGCTACATCAGGCTCTAGTTCTCCTACTAGATCTTCTAGTGGTGGAATGTTTAGTGGATTATCTGGTGCATTAAAAGGACTTAGCCTTGCAACTCTTGCACCAATGATAGGTAAAAAACTATTGACAAGAGTATTAGGACCTGCTGCTATAGCAATGTTTGCCGATGACATAGTTGAATTTTTATTACCTGAAGGATTTGAAAATCAAGCCATAAAAGATGCATTAGCTGGTGGTCTTACCGGTGGTGCCATAGGATTTGCCGTAGGTGGTCCATTAGGTGCAGCTATAGGTGCCGGTATCGGCGCGCTTATGAAAAATGAAAACTTTAAAAATGCAATGACTGAACTTGGTACCACACTAAAAGAACAAGGGAAAGTTTTATTAGAAAAATTAGAGCCAACAATAATAAGATTTAAAGAAAGCTTTGTGAATTTATTTAATTCATTAGGGATAACAAAAGAAGGAGTGACTGAAGGTTTAGCTAAGGCTCTTAAAGTCATAGGTGATTCTGCAGCATCTGGAGTTGAATCTATTACTAAGTTAATCAAGGGTGACTTTGAACCTATGGACATCGTAAAAGGAATAACCACTCTAGGTGCGGTTGCTGCTCTTTTAATGCCAGGGAAATTTGTAAAACTTCTTGGTTTATTAGCTGGTAGAAAAGGTCTTCTTGGTGTGCTTACAAAAGCTGCAGGTGCTCTTGGTCTTGGATTTGGTGCAGGTGCTTTGGCTAAAGACGCACCGGAAGCAGGTGGAAAACCAACTCCAAAACCACAAGCCGGATCAGTTGTTAGATCTGCAAAAGGAAATCTTATGATTGCTGGAGCTGATGGAAAAGCAACAGCAGTAAAAGCACCTCCCGGATCTAAAGTTGGTGATGTTCCAAAAGGATCTGGTGTTGCTGGTAAATTTGGTAGAATGGCAAAGTTCTTAAGACTTCCCGGAATAGCACAGCTTATGGCCGGATATGATATCTATAGTATATTAAATTCAGATTCATCAAGAGGTGAAAAAGTTAAAGCTTTAACTGAAGTTTTTGGTGGATTACTAGGAGGTGTTGCAGGCTTGAAAGTTGGAGGTCTGATTGGTGGCGCTTTAGGAACATTGGGGTTTCCATTGATTGGCACAGGTATAGGTGGTGTTCTTGGAGCAGGATTAGGTTACTTTGGAGGTAAAGCGCTAGCCGGATCAATTGCTGAATTTTTACTAGGTGGCGATGCTAAACCTAAGATGCCAGTAAGCCCTGCAGGAAGCGATTCAATGAGAATGGGTAGAGGTGGACCTACGCAAACGTTTACTAAGCCGTCTACTTCTGGTGATGCTATAAAAAGTCAAGTTAATCGTGGAATGAGCCCAGGAGCTATGGGTGGATCTAATGTATCATTTTCAGCAGATACTAATACTAACATAAGTAATAGTAATACTACCAATGCTTTAATATCAAATGGTCCCGCAGTTGACCTACAGGACCAGATGTTAGGTGGTCTTACTTAGTCTTGCTTTGCAAGTTTTGAGAAATAAGACATAGTGTCTTCATCTTCACTACTAATTTCTTCTGCAGTAACTGGTTCGACAGCCGCAATAGGATCATTTATTTTTATTTCTTCCTTTACGGTATAAGCACCAGCGGTTGCTTCCTCACCAAGAACTCTCATTAACTTAGACTTAAGTTCATCATAGGTCTTATAGTTCTTAGCATTAGTAAACTCCGATAAGTCATGCATCTTATTATAAGTATCTTCTAACTTTGACTCATCTTCACCTAAGAATGGTGCAGATGATGCAAACTCAGATTTATCATAGTTTCTATAACCTTCAACATTTCTTATCTTTAACTTAAAGTCAGCACCTTCCCAAAAATCAAATGGATCAACTGGTGTCTCATCAGCAAATGATGGATTCATTAAGTCATAAATTTTATCGAAGATTTTTTTACCATACTTGTATAAGAACACCTTACCTTCGTTTTGAGGTGCAGATGGATCACTTACTACATAGATATTTGATACATAATGTAGTCTTCTCTTTTGAGCTCTAGCCTTATCTTTGTCAGACTCGATACCTGAGTTCCATAACCTAGAGTTTAATTCACCTACAGGATCAGGTTGACCTATTGATGTTAGTGAGTTCTCAATATACCATTGACCAGTGGGGCCTTTAAACCCGTGATCCCAGTATCTTATAAATGGAAGGCTATCTTCTTTACCAGGGAGAAACCTGATAACAGCATAACCATTACCTGCCTTATCGACAGTTGGCTTCCACATTCTCTCATCGACATAAGATTTTGTCTCACCACTGTTAGTGGCTTCAGCTGCTTGAATAATTTTATTGATATTTGAACCGCGATTGCGTTTTAATGTTTCGAACGACATATATTTTCTCCGTATAACTGTAATATTGACTGAAGTATATTTCTGTATTTAGATATAGTCTCGCCCAGATACCCTGAGGCGAAAGACATACCTATATTATATATACACATTTAGTTAAATAATGATGAGTCAATGGCATTTTTTTTCGGTAAGAAATTTAGTTCCATCGCCTCAGCTTCGAGCTTATCTTTAATAACTGGTGATATGAACTTCCTGATATCTTCAATTTCGATTTCATTCTTTTCACATACCTTTATTATAGCATCCATATAAGGTATCTTAAGTTCAGCTACTGTACTTTCGATAAGCTTTGTAAATTTAGACTTTGTTAAAAATTGTTCTTCTATTTTCATTTGTCTAAAACCCTTAGTAATATTGTATCTTTATTAATCCTACCATTTGGTACTCTAGTTTTAGTTTTAAGAGTTTGCCAAGCAGCATCAATTTGCTTTGGAGTTTTCTGTAAGACAATAGGTAAGAAGTCAAGTGGTTTACGTAGGCATATAGCTCTACTTAAACCTTTTGAGAAGTTCTTAATTGTTGAACCAGATATTTCAAATCCATTAACACTTTCGGTAACATATTCAATAACATTTTTATTATTAGTATTGAATGCATATAACCTCGTCTTAGTTGGTATTTGTATTGGATTAATAGATACGATTTTAAATTCGTTATCTTCTTTTTTGTATTGCACTTTAGCAACTTGTTTGTCAACAGACTTTGGTCTCTTAACTTTAACATTTCTTGATGCCTTAGTTGCTGATCTAATTCTTTCAAGATCAGCCAACATAGCTTGGCATACTTTAATTCTGTGATTGAGAGCTGACCGTTTAAGGTGGGAGTAACCTTCGACAGCTTGATCGCATCTTTTGTAGTATGCGTCTTCATAATCAAGAAGCCAGCCCTCAATCATTGGCTTAACGTAACTTATGGCAGTGTTTGTTAAGCCGTGGTACTTGAATCTATCGTATATGTTAATAGTGGCATCGTCACCATCGATCCACTTGTCTTCTAGTTCAAGTAATTCTTGCATAATTGTATTATTAATTTTTCTCATTAATTTTACAGTTGGTGATATTGAAACAATATTATTTGCTTTTTGCTTTTCTTCATATAACACTTTACCTTTTTCAATTAAAGGTATCATTTTATCAAATAAGTTATTTAAAAACTCTTTAGCGATATTACCATCAGCATCATTATTTTTATATAAGTCATTATTATACCAAAACGCAGTAGCTGCATGATGTGTCATTGAAAAATGATATTCTGGATTTGCTAAAATATACTTAGCTGGTTGAGGAAAGTTTTTCTTAACCCACGTCTTAACTTGACTTACACAATCTTTCTTATCAACCTGTAAATGAAAGTAATCCTTTACGGCATTGAAACCTTTGTCAACTGGAATACCAGCTAAACCTGTACGAGCTCTTGCTCTTAAAACTTTCTTTTTA